GCCGAAGGCAGCGAACTCGAATTCAACGAAGACAAACATCATTACGGCGTAAAGGCCCTCCGCAATGTCGGTTACGGTCTCTGGCAGCGCGCCTGCCTCGCCACCTTCACCCAGTAATCGTTGACCGTTGGACCCCTGGGCCGGACCCGTTCCGGCCCAGCATCGAGCGATCAACCACCAAAGAGGAGATTCCGCCATGAAAAAAGTTCTGGTCATCAATTACCCCGTCCAGATCGCCCCGGGCGCCGTGCTGGACCTGAGCAAAGAACAGGCCGAAGCCCGCAGCCTGGTTGTCAGTTCCATCGGTGATGATCTCTATCTCGTCGAGCAAGCGGTGCTATTCAAGGTCGGCGAAACCTTCGGTTATGACGGCCCGATCGATAAATATCTGCTCGGCTGCCTCGAAGGGCTGGCCCCGCCCGAGGAAACGGCCCCGGAGGAAAAGCACGGGTCCAAGAAAAAGCATAGCGGGCGATGACGCACCTGCCCGGCAATCCACCCTTTAACCAGCGCGGGGCCTTATCGGTCCCCTTTTCCCCGCGAGAGGCCCCGCGCACCCAGGGAAACCCAATGGCCGACCATTGCATGAACGAGGGACAAATCAGCCTGCTCGGTCAGCGATGGGCCGACCTCGACAAAAAAATGGACCGCATGGTATCGGCCCTCGAATCCCTGGCCGAACAGCGGATCGAGATCAAGCACCTCGACGAAGACCAGAAAGACAGCCGCGCCTGGCTCAAGCATCTCGAACAGCGTACCCAGGCCCTCGAAAAAGCGCCCGGCTCCGCAGCCAGTAAATTTTTGTGGGTGATGGTCGGGGCCGCCATGACCGTTTTCGCCGGGGTTTCCACCGGCATGATTATGTTTTGGTTCAAAGGGGGACCCTGATGTATATCTGCCGGCACTTCAAAATCTACGAGCTGGTCGACGAAAAAACATTCGACCGCTACGGCCTGCGCGCCTGGGAATTCTTCAACCCCCAAGCCCTCCGGGCCCTCGACAATCTCCGCGAGTTTTGCGGCTCACCCATCACGGTTAATAATTACCACACCGGCGGACCCTTCCAGTTTAGGGGTTTGCGCCCCAGAAGCTGCGACGTTGGAGCCGATTTCAGCCAGCACCGTCTCGGCAATGCCTTTGACTGCGACATCAAAGGTGTCCGACCCGAGTTGGTCAGGCAAGTCATACTCGACCAGCCGGACCACCCGCAGTTCGCCTTGATCAACTGCATCGAGGGCAACGTTAACTGGCTGCATTTTGATTGCCGGAATATCCCCGACCGGATCCGGATCGTTTACCCCTAGGGAGACCACCCCATGGATTTGATCGGCATCGGCACCGCAGCCGTCGGCGTTATCGGCAAAGTCATCGACAAAGTTTTTCCCGATCCGGTTCAGGCCGCCATAGCCAAGGCCGAACTGGTGAAGCTGCAGCAGGACGGCGAGCTCAAAGAGCTCGAAATCCGCATGTCGGCCATCATCGCCGAAGCGCAAAGCCAAGACCCATGGACCAGCCGGGCCCGTCCGTCCTTTTTGTACGTGATGTATGCGCTGATCCTGGCCGCCATCCCCATGGGGGTATTACACGCCTACAACCCGGAGCTGGCCGTCTCCATCGCCACCGGCCTGAAGGCCTGGCTTGAAGCTCTGCCCGAGGAACTCTGGTGGCTGTTCGGTGCCGGCTACCTCGGCTACACCGGGGCGCGCACCATCGACAAGGCCAAGGGGGCTAAATCATGAAATGGTACTCCTACCATAACGGCCAAAAAATCCCCTATTGGCTCGGCATTCTGATCGGTCTGGACCAGGGCCTCGGCTGCCTCGTACCCGGGGCAGACCTGGATAAAACCATCTCCCACCGGATCGGCGTCAAACGCGCCAAACTGGCGATCAAAAAAAGGTTTGTCGACCGGACGGATATTTATCATCCCGACGGGTCCATCATCCCCAGCACCCTGTACGATCGGCACGTGAAAATCATCCTGAAAGAGACGCGCCTGTCCTTCTGGCGCCACCCCTTGTCCGCCTCTATCGACGCATTTTTAGAGCGGATCGACTCCGGACACTGCATCCGCGCGATAGGGAGTTGACCCGATGGCCATCGACACCACTGAAATCTTGACCGCTGCCCTGGCCGACTGGGGCGAAACCGTCACCATCGGCGGAGTTTCCGTCACCGCTATGTTTGACGAGCCCTTCGCCTCAGCTTCGCCCTTCGGCCTCGGCGTCGAATCCTCAGGGCCCATGCTGCTGTGCAAGACCGCCGATCTGCCAGGCGATACCGACCACGGCACCGCCGTCACCGTGCGGGGCACCGCCTACACCGTCAGTGGACGCAAAGACGACGGCATGGGCGGCAGTGAACTCACCCTGAGGCAATCATGACCCTCCGCCAGCAGATTGTCACCGCCGTAATCACCAGGCTAAAGGCCATCACCATAGCCGGCGGCTACAGCGCCACCCTGACCAGCAATGTTTTCGAGTGGCCGGCGCTCAACCTGAGCTCCAGCCAATTGCCCGCCGCCATCGTCACCGACCCGGGCGGACAGGTCGAGGACGCCGGGGTCTCCGGACGGCTCGACCACACCCTGCAGCTTGAAGTCGAGCTTATCGCCAAGGGCGCCACCGCTCCGGCTGTCGTCCGCGAGCTGGTCGGAGATGTACTCCGCGCCATCGGCACCGATCCCCAATGGTCCACCCTGGCCGTCGATACCACCGCCACCGGCGTCCAGTTCGCCGTCGAAGAACATGAATGCCTCTTCGCCGGTGCCCAGATCAATCTATCCATCATGTACCGCACCGCCCCGTGGGCAATTTAGAGGAGATCCACCATGGCCATCTACCGCAAGAGCAACACCACCGTCTACGCCAAAATGCAGACCGCCAAAGGCTCCGCCGCCACCGTCGCGGGCGCCAACGCCGTCGACGTGCTCATGGAGAGTACTTTTGTCCAGCCCAAGGGCAACCTGATTGATCGCGGTCTGGTGCGGGGCGGCCGCTGGCCGAGCAAAAAAGCCGTCGGCGGCCGCTGGGGCGAAGGCCCCCTCAACCTGGAACTGCGCGGCAGCGGCACCGCCGGCACTCAGCCCGAATTCGGCCCGCTGCTGGAGACTCTGTTCGGCACCGCCACCGTCAACGCAGCGGGCACCGTCGCCGACGCGGCCGCCAGCACCACCGAATTCGACAGCGCCCTCGACCTCACCGTCGGCCAGCTGATCCGCGTCGCCATCGGCAGCAGCTTCGAGGTCCGCCGCGTGGCCACCAAGACCGGCGAAGGCCCCTACACCTACACCGTCCACCGGGCCTTTTCCGGAGCCCCCGCCGATGAAGCCGTTATCGCCGCCGGCGTCACCTACCACCACCTCGGCAGCGAAGCTGAAAACTACCTGACCCTTGAGCAGTTCCTCGACGGCGTCAAGTTGCTCTGCACCGACGCTTGCGTCGAAAAGCTCGATATCGGTGTCACTGAAAAAGAAGTCATCAAGGGGACGTTTGCCCTGCGCTCCATCACCTGCGACGAAAGCGCAGCCACCGACGGCCTGACCCCGACCTTTGACGACACCGACCCGCTCATCGGCACCAGTTGCAACCTGCTGCTCGATAGCGCCGCACTCAACATGAAAAGCATGGAGCTGTCCCTCATGACCCGCCGCGAGCGGGGCGGGATAAACTCCACCGGCATCAGCGATCTGCCCTTCGCCAGTAAGTTTGACGCCACCTGCAAACTGTCGCCCTGGGTCGAAAATGACACCGCCTTTACCGCCTTTTTTGCCGGTAGCCTGGCAGACATCGAAATGACCAAAGGCACCGTAGCCGGCAACATCCTCCACCTGCTGGTCGAGGATGTGCAGCGCGAAGGCCCCAGCATCGGCGACGACGACGGCGACTTTAGCTGGGACGATCCGCTCACCGTCACCGGCGGAATCGCCATCGGTTTCTTTTAGAAATGGCCTCCCATAAGTCCCATACCTCCCAGCCGTTGAAAGGTCTCGCCCTTGCGTAAGTTTTTTAAATATCTCGGCTACCTCTTCCGCACCCCGCGCGGATTCATCCGCGTCTGGCGCGAGAACTACCGCAAGCTGAAAGGTGCCAATGGCCAGAGATAAAAAAATATCACTGATCATCAGCGCCAAGAACCAGGCGCAAGGTGCCTTCGCCTCTATTAAAAAAGGCCTCGGCGGCATCGCCTCGATGGCTAAAAATCTTTTTTCGCCCACCGGTCTGATCATGGGCGGTCTCGCCGGTTTAGGCCTTGGCAAGCTGGCCGGGTCGTTCATCGAGACCGCCAGTTCCTTCGAAGGATTGGAGGCAAGTCTCACCACCACCCTTGGGTCCCTTGACAAGGCTCGGGAAGCGATAAAATACGCCAACAAGGAAGCCGCCGCCTCTCCCTATACCGTGCTCGAATACGGGGAAGCAATCCGCACCCTCTCGGCCTATGGCGTCGACTACGCCAAGGTCATGAAGACGGTAGGTGATACCTCGGCCGCCATGAATAAGCCCTTGAGCCAGGCCGTCGAAGCCCTGGCCGATGCCCTCCAGGGGGAGGGCGAACGCCTCAAAGAGTTTGGCATAAAGCAGAAGGTTGCCGGTGACCAGATCACCTATACCTGGACCGACACCATGGGCAAGGTCCGCGAGACCATTGCCAAGAACAACCCGGCCATCATTCAGGAAACATTGCTCGGCATCTGGAACGAAAAATACCAGGGAGGCATGAGCAAATTCGCCAGCACCTGGCAGGGGATGACCTCCACTGCCAAGAGTTTGTGGGACGAATTCAAGCTGGCAATCATGGATGCCGGGCCCTTCAAGATAATGAAAGACTACCTTGCGGGGTTGATTGAGAAAGTCCAGGAATTAAAGGGCAGCGGTGATCTGCAGGTATGGGCAGTCCAGACAGCCCTGGCTGTGGTCACCAGCTTTAAACATATCATCCAGATTGTTGCTGGCGCAGGGGAAGCCGTTATTGCCTTCGGCAGAGCCCTGAACGCGACTTATGGCGCTGCCATCAAGATAGTAGGTGGCCTGGCCGCGATACAATTAGGAGAGTCGAGTGATTTTTTGGGCAGCGCGAAGGAAGCCCAGGCAAAAGGTAAGAATTTCGACGGGCGAAAGGCCGGGCCGGAACTCGACGCCTATGTCAGGGAGATAGAAGAGAAGGTTGAAAGCCTTAGAATGACCGCCGAAGCAGCTGTTGCCATTGTAGAGGATTCGGAAGGTTTTGGTGACAGGTTGAAAGATGTGCAGGGACGGCTTGTTTCCAACGCGGACAAGGCGGTACAGTCCCTCGATGCTCAAGCAAAAAAAATTGAAGAACAGGCCGCTGCTGCCGACAAAGCGAAAACGGCCATCGAAGGGCATGCCAAGGCATTTGAGGAAAACTCTATAATAGTTCGCGCCGCAGCCGACGCTTGGGCCACATCCGTGCTTGCCGCATTCGACAGCGAAGCAGCTGGCATTGATCGACTCATCGACAAGTACCGCCAGTTAAACGAAGCCGCCGGGCGCAAGGGTGGCACTTTAAGCAGCGGAGGAAGTAATCTCGCCGGCCTGGAGCGCGCCCTCTCCGATGCGGAGCGCACTGAATGATCCCCGCCGACTTCAAGGTCGAAATCGAAGACGCCGCCCTCGCTTGGCAGGATGTCACCGAAAAGCTCCGCTCCTGCACCGACGGCACCAGCGGAGAGTCGCAGGTGATCCCCACGGTATCCATCACCTTCGCCGCCGACGTCGACGCCGAATTCACCACCCTGCTAAACCCGCAACTCAACCGCGGCCGGGCGCGCATCCGCATCACCGACGGCGAGCTGGTCAGCTACTATCTGTTAGAGAAGCAATCCGGCAACGTGGTCAAAAACCACCGCTACCCGACCGTCTCCGGCCGGGCCTATGCCGGGGTGCTAGACAACTGGCGCCCCGTCTCCCATGACTGGCCGATGGACATGGCCGCCAGCGCCATCGCCGCCCAGGTCGCGCATCAGGACATCACCAACCAGTCCGGCTCCACAATCGGGGTCATCTGGCAGGCCACCCTTGATCCGACCATCCCCGGCGGGCGTTACACCATCAGCAAAAAGCGCCGGCGCGACATCATCAACGAAATCGCCGAAGCCTGCGCCGCCTGTGTCCGCACCACCGCCGACGGGCTCAGCCTTGAAGTCTACGACCGCCCGAGCCGCGCCCTCACCGAGAGCGCCGGTCGGGCCTACACTAATGCCTTGTCCCTCAATTACGATTTCGACCGGGTAGACGACCCAGCCAACGCCATCCGCGTCCAGGGCGAAGTTATCGATTACACCCGCCCAACCCTGCCGGTCATCCAGGTGCAGGTCATCCCCGGCGCCATCGACGCCGACGGCGAAGCCATCGCCACCGCCCGCGCCCGGGTGTTTGACGCCACCGGCCGCCCGGTGCAGCACAAGGCCCTGTGCGACGAAGCCATCACCGCCGGAAGCTATACCGAAATTCCCGTTTCCGGCTGTTTCAGCGTGCAGGGGGTTTGGCTCAATTCCGGCACGCAGGAAGCCCCGGTCAAGGGCACCAAGCTCACGCCGAGCACCGTCACTGCCTCGCTCATCACCGTGCCGACCCAGGCTACCCAACTATTTATCGTCAGTTATACCCAGGCGGAGCAGGTGTCCTGGTCCAGCGCCCTGGTCACCAACGAAATCATAGGAGAGGCCCACAACACCACCGGCACCCTGGCCGTCTCCACCACCCAGCCGATCGGCAGCATTCAAGGAGTTTACCGGGCCTCCGACACCAACCGCACCGGCACCAATTTTTATACCGGAGGGAGCGCCACACCCAACACCACCGCCATCACCCTCGGCATTTCCCCCGGCCCGACCGGCACCGCCGTGGTTATCGATTACGACGAATACGAGGCCAGCGCCTCGGTCAACCTATCACCGTCCAGCAGCCTTTGCGCGCCCGACGGTTTTGCCCAGACCACCGTCGGCGCGGGTACCACCGTCGGCCTGGTCTATATCATCGCCTCGGCCCTCGGCCAGGAAGGCCGCGCGACCCTATCGCTCAAGGGCTCGGCTATCGGCTCACTCAAAGCCACGGCCGATCCGAACACCATCCGCGCCCAACAGGGGCCAAAAATCAGTGATTCCCTCTACACCAACGAAGTCACCGAAGTTGAAGCATATGATGCCTCATTCAAGGCCGTTTCGGTCGCCAACCTGATCAGCGCCGCCATAACCGTCAACGTCAGTGACCTGGGCGCCGCCACCCTGGTCCGCTGGGAAAACGATACCACCGCCGGCACGTATAAAATAATCATCCTCACAGCCGGAGAGGTAGGCTATCCCGCAGCAGCCACCTACAACGGCCGCGAAGTCATCAACGAGGAAGACCAGACCAGCACCATCACTGCCATCGTCAAACAGGCCGACGGCAGCAACGTCACCGACGGCACCGAAGTTCTATTCACTCTGGTGGGCCGCGGTAACGGCGCCGCCCTCTCGGCTGCGAGGGCCGACACCAGCGCCGGAGAAGCCAGCGTGACCATCACCGCCGGAGGTGTCGCGGAATTCCGGGTGCGGGTGGTCGCCGGTCCCTTTATCGCCTATGTTGACATCAGCGTGGTTGACCATCCATTGGAAACAGAGCAGTCAGAAACCTTTTATTCCGATGGAGATTACAGCCCGGGCTGGAGTTGGGAAGGCCTCGAAAAGGGCGAATACCGTAAGGAAATAGACGGGGAAAAGAAGATTTGTAGGCAGGTTCCCAAAGACGGCCACGAAGCTAGTGGTTCCATCACCGGGCGTCGCCAGCTAATCGGCTGTGATGGGCCGGCCGCTTTTGTGGATGTCGAAGTTTGCGGGGGGCTCCACTCTACCGACGCCGACGGCTGGTTCAGTTTCTCCTGCGGGGTCGAGGGCGCCAACGAGATCATCGTCAGCGGTAAAAAGTTTTCGTTTACGATAGCTCCCGCAGGGTCCGAATCTCGCTGGGATGGTTCCTTCGGCAGCGGCCAAACTTATGAGTCTTGCCGTGATGAGTGACGACGGGACCATTGATGTCTGTGACCCGGGGCTCGAGCCCTCCGGCGGCACGATCGATATCTGTGATCCGGGCCCGAAGCCCAGCGACGGTGTCATCGATATCTGCGACAAGTGCGGGGTAGGCACCCCACCGGTGACTATCGAAGCCACGGGCCCCAACAAATACAGCGCCAGCGGCGGGGTGCCACCATATACCTGGTCTATCTCCTGCGGGGCGATCGACCAAACCGGCGAAATTGTCAGCACAAGCGGTTGTTGTGGGGTTGGCACGGTGACCGTGACCGACAACTGCGGAACGAGTGTGGCGATGGACGTATTGTACCCGGTTGGGCAATGGGTTTTGGTTTCCGAGACGCCTGGGGCCTGCCCCGAAGGGTCGTCGGTCTTTTCGTGCAGCGTGACCGATGGTGGCGCGAAAACAACTTACGAGTACAGTTCTGTAGCTCATGTCTGGCCGGTAGCAGTCTCGTGCACAAGCTGCGCGTGGACCAACCGCATGTCGTCGAACCCGTGTACCGGGGAACCGGTGGATCCGCCCAATCGCTGCTATCCTGATGGTGGCACAGGTGGCACTTATTATGTCCGGTGGATCACCCGGATTTTGCGTTATCAATGGAGTTGTCCATGATTATTGCCGAGCGTATTTATCGGGGGGAGACGGCCGATCAAGTGGGAATAACGCCCACCGAGTATGCCGGACGGGAGGCCGTTCTCGCCAGATTTCTGGGTCAATGGGCCGGTGGCGGCAATTTCGAGCAGGACTATCTTGGCTGGCTGGCTGAGCAAACGGAAGGCGAGCGGGATAACCAATGGACCCCGGCTCAGGCAAGCCGTGGTTTCGGCGATACCATCGCCAAAATTACGACCGCCATCGGGATCAAACCGTGCGGGGGCTGCAAGGGCCGGCAAAAAACATTAAACAAGCTGATACCCTACAAAATCGACCGGGTATAGGAGTTCCTGTCAATGCCCCAAACACTCACCACACAAAGCCCGTCTATCAAAGGTATCCTTCACGATCCAGGCCTCGGGCGGATTATTTTGGTCAGCGCCAACGGTTTGGATATTTACCGCGTTAGCGATTGGACCCGTATCGGCTGGGCAACGCTGGCCAATGTGACCTGCGGCGCCATTAACGATAACGGCATTTATCTCGGCACGGCGGATTCTGGCATCTGGCGTTTGCCATTGGACGTTAGCAGTGCAGCAACGGCAAAGCTGACGGCAGTGTTTGGTCCATCCGCCGCAGTGGCTATCCAGGAAACGGAAATTCTGGATATTGATGGGGCCCGCAATGCTTTGGCCGTCGCAACATCCGGCGGCCTGTACTACCTGCCGTCTCTCTCCGCGATATACAAAAACGAATTGGCGGCGCCGATCCTCTGCGCTGTCAACGCCGCCACCATCATATGGGCGTCATCTGATAGTGTCTATAAATCGGATTTGCCGGCCAGCGATTGGTCGACAGGCCAAAATATCGCTAACTGCATCACCAACAGCCTACAGTTTGAGTCTACCGGCGAGGATATTATGATCGGTCACGCCGGAGGGTTGTTAATCGGAGATCCAACCCTGATTGAGCCGAGTAGTTTTTCTACCGACTTCGATGCAGACCCGGTCGGTGCTGTGGAGGACTGGACCAAGCGTTGGATAGACTCTGGAGACTCCCTCGCCATCGAATCGGTTTCCGGGGACCACCAGCTCAAACATATCATAACCACCGGCGCGACGCATGGATCCAGCTGTGACGTTGTCCCACCCGGTGAGGATTTTGTCATTGAGGCTGCGTTTCGGTTTTCCACGACGGCCGGCCGGCCTCGGCTTATCGCTCGTGGCAGCGGGACCGGTACCACAAAAAACGGAATTATTCTCTCTGCGTCGAGGGACATCAGCGCGTTACAGTTAACCAGTTATGTTAATGATACATTTACGACTCATGCCACGGCAGGATTCTCTTGGTCGACCGGTACGGTTTACAGGTTAAAACTCAGCGTTTCCGGCCCTGCCGGGGATATTGTCGCCAAGGGCAAGGTCTGGCTGCAGAGTGACCCGGAACCGGATTGGCAGGTTGAGGCGACAATTGCGGGGCAGATCGGCAGTGGCTGGGTGGGGGTGGGCGGAACTACTGTCTCGACAATATATTATGAAACATTATCGGTTGAATGGCCGTCAGAGGGTGGATTCCAGGACCTGACGGCCGAGATCGGCACCGTCGGTTATTGTACGGCGGCACACAAAGTCGGCGATTATGTCGCATACGGCACCAGCGACGGTGAGGCCGGCGGGCAATTTGGCATTATCGATATCACCGACCCGGAAAACCCGGTCAGCAAAACCACCACCGCCGGCGACGTTACCGGCAACGTTTGGATCGACGATACCCTCACCGCCGCCATTTACGACAACCAGCTCGAGCGCTATCGCCTGGTCGCCGAACTCAGCCCCACCGCCAACGCCGCCAGTGTCCGCCGCGACTGGACCCTCTACGCCGAGATCACCGACGCCCTCGGCGGAATCGAGACCGGCACTGTCGCCCTAACCGTCAACGGTACCAGCCAGACCCCCACCGTTGCAGCCATCACCAACGGTTTCGCCGTCACCTACACCCCGCCGGGTAATTCCGGATACGGCGAGCGCGTCACCATCGTGCTGTCCGGCACCGACAGCGACGGGCAGACCGTCAGCCGGAGTTGGGTGTTCACCACCGCCGGCGTTCCGGCGCTGACCGCCACCGACGCCTCGCCGCCGAACGTCGTCTGCATCCGCGACATTTCCCTGTCCCTCGCCGAAAGCGACGAAACTGTCGGCAGCGTTAACGTCGTCTGGCTCGACACCCACACCAGTCCGCTGATCGTCACCGAAGCCCAGGCCCGAGAGGTAGGCCGCGTCAAGATCGACGAGACCACCTATCACCGCCACCGCGTCGGCGTCCGCGTCCTGGCCACAGATGCCGGCACCCTGCAGACCCGCGACCTGAGCCCCGGCTCCATCGCCACCATCACCTGCGCCGCCCTCGGCATGACCGCGCAGAAATGCGAGATCCTGGCCGCCCAGCGCACCATCGACGAAAGCGACGAAGATATCAGCTTTGATCTGCAAGCCGCCTACTATGAGGAAGTATGAGCCTAAAAAAACTTCGCCAGCGCCTCACCATCGATCAAACCAATATTTTGACCGGCACTGTCGTCCAGGACAAAACCGACACCGTCCAGGTCCGCACCAGCAAAGGCGAAATCCGCGAAGCCGTAAAATCCGCCGGCACCACCTACCAACCCGGCGCCAGGTTAACCTTGCACACCGACGGCCGCACCTTCACAGTCACCGGCCCGGCCCCATTATCCGCCCTCGGCGGGGAAGTCATCTACACCGTTTGACAGGTGTAGTGGGATGTAGTGAGATGGCATAAAAAAAGAGGCTATGGAAAACACCCATAACCCCTTGTTTTTATTGGTGCCCAGGGACGGAATCGAACCGCCGACACGAGGATTTTCAGTATTATTGCCACTTTGGAATCATTTGTCTTCTCGCGGGGTTATCTCCTCATCGGGTTGGCTGGTGTAGCCAGGCATTTTTGTTACCTCATTGCGCAGGTGCTGGTTGCGAAGGTGGATGTATTCGCGGGTGGTGCGGATGTCGCTATGCCTGGCGATGGTCTGCAGGGCCGTGATTTCGACGCCGCATTCGATGCCGTGGGTAACGAAGCTGTGCCGGAAAAGGTGGGCATAGACGCGTTGGTCGATTCCTGCTTTTTGCGCCGCCCGGATGATCGCCTTGCGGATGCTGTGGTAGGGCTTGCCGTTGTTTTTGGGGTTGCGGAACAGATACCCCAGGGGGTGCTGCTTTTTGGCTGTCTTCAGCACCTCGAACAATCGCGGGGTGGTGATCGGCAGGATCTTTTCTTTATTGCCCTTGCCGATGACGCACACCTCGCGGCTGTTGAGCCAGATGTCCTCCCCTTTGATCTGTAGCGCCTCTTCCCGTCTCAATCCCAGGTCATAATACAGCAGCAGAATCGGCCGGTATCGATCCTCAATGGCGTCGATCACCGCCTGTACCTCGTCCATGCTCGGCACCCGGATCTGCGGCCGGCGCACTTTGGGAAATACCGGTATCCGGAATGGTGGCTGGTTGCAATGGCCATGGGCTGCCGCCCACTTCCAGAGGCTCGAAAACCAGGTCAGTTCTTTGTTGATCGTGCGCTTGCCGACCCCGTCTTGCAGTCGTGCGGTTTTGTATTTTTCGATTAGGGGCTGGTTGAGGGCCGTCCAGAGTTTTTGCCCGAAGTGGGGCGATAGTTTTTTGAGGCAATTTTGGATATCGAGGTAGGTGCTGGCCGCGTAATTGTTGCGCCCGGCTGCCAGCCATCCCGGCAGCGCGTCGATAACCTTGCCGTGCAGAGGGACGGCCGTCCCGTACTGCCGCCGGATCTGGGATTCCAGTTCCCAGGCCTCGCCCTCGGTCATGTCGTTGGCTACCTGCTGCACCCGCTTGCCCTTGCGACCCTGGGGGTAATAGTCG